TGGATGCCGCTGTGACAATTATACCTCTCTGCGTTTGTACATCGCACGATGTGGCAAGACTGGCAGATAATGCAACGTTGACATATTTGGGCGGTCCAAAAAACCCAAATGGTAGGAATGCTGGATTAACTGCGCCTGCAGCAACGTCCCCATTGAGTTCCGCGTATACATATTTTGATTGATTTTCATATGAACCATATCTACGAAGTCGACGAAGATTTTGATCCCACTCGTAATATACGTCACCAATTCTTCTAGCAATATAATTTGGTGATGTAGGATCTAAGTTGAGATTGTCAAATCTTTCCAAGATTTGTTGATTTTGATCTGTATCACCGAGGGCGCGTATAACAATCGAAAAACTTCCATAATCGTCATCAGGGTTGGCTGGGGCTCTCAGTCTATCAATTTGAACTTTTGCATTCTTGTGCAACCATTCGCCATGGCCGCGGCCTTTAAGACGGAAAAGTTTTTGCATCTTATCAGCACGGAAGCCATCGGCTGGTGATGTATTCTGACTAATGAACCAGCCCGCTTTTGCTTCTACGGATGGAATTTTCATGCTTTGTGGTCCAGAAGAGGCTGCGGACGCAACACTTGATCCAGATGCCAATGGCAACATAATTCCAACCAATTTATCTCCAAGGGCGCCGAGATTATCTCTTACAAACGTTTCATAGGACTCACCTAACCAGTAATCTTTTTCGGCAGACGAAGCATAATAGTCACCAGAGCTAAGAAGTGTTGGGTTTGTGTTTACTTTTCTTCTAATAAAATTTTGACTGCTATCATCTAAATTTATCAAGAAGTTATCTTGATTTAAACGCTCTGCTGCTGTGCCGGCTGACCCATAATATTGTACCTTGAAATTACCGGCCGTGTCTGAATCCATGAAAACTCCAAGTGCTGCCGTGGGAACTGTGGCAATAGCGGCGCCGCCGGCGCCGACGCCGGTGCCGAAAACAGAACCACTAAGTAGCATTGCTCCTTTGTCAGTATAGAAAGTAGCCGCTAAAAAGAAACTTCCAGTGCCGTTAATTTTGGCGGCATCTCCTGTTGACGTCATACTTGACGACTTACACACAAAAAGTCCATAAGCGCCACCACCCGTGCCGGCGTTTGCATCGGCTCCATTGGTTGTTTTCCAACCAGCTTTAGCCGCGACAGAGCCATCATTGGTCGCCGATTGTTGGCCCAATAGCCTAATATATGTTAATGGTGCAGCTTCAGATTGCAAGAATGCTTTTGCAGCGTATGTTCCGTACATAGCCGATTGGTTATTTCCATTGCGATACACATCACCGCCACCGCGGCCGGGGACCGTCTCACCAAAACCATCAACAAAATCACGATAGTTTTCGACCTTTATTGGCGTCATAGCCAATCCTTTCTGTGAGCGTCCAATGACGACCGGTCCAATATTTTGTGGTTGTGGCACACGGAACGTGTTATCAATTTCATTGATAAAAATTCCCGGAGATACGAACTTAAAGTTTTTAACTGACATTTAGCGAATTCCTCTCTATGGTTATAATTGCTTCTCGAATTATAAGCTAATCATCAGTAAATAGTTGACCCATTTTCAAAAGTCGCCAGATGTAAGAATAATTTAGTGGGTTTCAGGAACTAACTTAGAAAAAAGTCTGGTTCCCCCGGAAGTGGCACTGTTTCTCTTGGAAAGGTCAACTCAACTATGTTTTCATCAATCCTAACAATTTTGCGATCATCGTTCTCACCTTCTCCGATTAAATAACCTAAAACTTTGATATTTATTGTCGACTCAAACATGCGAATGTCTTCGTTAAGTGTTGCCACGTTATCCGCTGCAGCAAAATTTTTATCGATAAACGCTTCATACAAATGTCCATTTCTTCTCATGACGAAAGAATTAATTTGTCCTGTTCTGGTAATAAATGGAGCTAATAGCTCATTCATCTGTTGTTGATACTCTGTTTTTATTGAAATTTTGTAGTCAACGTTGACATACACTGGTATTGGGATAGATAAGCTTTGAATAACTATTTTTTTATTTATGCGAGGGAAATTTTGTTGTAATTTGCCCCCATTGTTCGTTCGAGTTCCAGAAGCAACAGCAAAATTACGAGTTTTGTCCTGAACTATTCTTTTGGCAATCGTTATTCTTCCTGTTCTACCATTTAAATTGTTCGAAAATTTATGTGCTTGATACGCGCCTTTTCGACTAGGATCTTTAGTAATTCCAGTTCTTTGAACACTGATTAGGGGTAATTTTAGGGCTCCGGAGTCGTCTCTAAGTTCTTTTTTGTTTTTAATTTGGAATGCTCTTTCTGGAACTTGCCATAAAATATCAACTTTTTTACTTCCTTCGTTTGTTGTCGCAAATAAGTTTAGATCTTTTTTTAACCAAGATGTCATCGCGTAATCTATATTTTCTATATCGGATTCTAAGATGCCTATCTCTCTTAAGCCGACAGAGCCTGTACGTGGTAGTTCCGGCAATTGGGCAAAGTCAAAGTTATCAGGTAGCATCGAAAAGACCCTTTCTCGCCTTCTTGGCGGTTGCTATTATCTCGAATGTTTGGTCGACCTGACCAAATAACTTCCGAGGTCTAGAAATTTTAGTAAGCTCATAGTAATTATCGCCATATAAAATAAAGTCGCCCTCTCTTACAAACAAGTTTTGATCCTCATTTAATCTTCTCTTATGAAATTTAACATTAATGATTGAATCTCTATCAATGCCAATGCCTTCCATATATTTTGTACTTTCCTCTTCGAATTCAACCAAGACGTAAACTCTAAGCGGTGCCAAGAACGTTTTTTCAATTGCCTCACCATATAAATCGTGAAATTGCGTTCTTTCTAAATCTATAGGATAATAAAGGATAGCCTGCCCGATGACATTTTCAATTAATTCATCGTTTACCTGCTTTACTAAATCACGCTCTTTTTTACCAAGAAATAGCGGCGGTGGAGGCTGATCTGGTCTTTCCCATTCTTCTGACATTTAAAATTATCCTACAAATATTGGTAATGGAGAGAACGCAAAGGTTTGTGCGGCACTTGCGGCCTTTTCAGCATCAGTTTTAACAAGTTCTTTGTACTCTGTGGTCGCTAACATTTCAGTTAGTTTTGTTTTAAGCTCATCTTGCTCAGCTTTTGCTTGATTTAACAATTCTGAGTGGTTGAGTGTCACAGATTCTCCGGGAATCGGAATAGTGGTGAATTTACCTCTAATTTGACCGAGCATTTCTTTGCAAAGTGCTAGTGCATACTTCCGAATCCATTGTTTACCCATAGAGTTGATGTTCTTATAGGGTATATTCTCGTATGGAAGGGTATTCATGTTGTTAACACCTAACGTTCCATCGTCATATCCAGCAACATCAGCGGTAGAATCTTCTTTTACATAAAAATTAAACCAAATTCTTTCAATTTCAAGGCCAAAATCTGGTCTTGATGGGTAAATTCTCAATCTATTATTTTTGATCTCATATGAAAAATGTGATGTACGAGTAAAAATAGAATCTTCGTACATAATCGCTTGCATTTTATTCTGCCATGTCGGAATCATCTCAAATGTAGAGTCATCTGAAAATTGACCATACGTGTTGAGGTTACCAACAACATTAATGCCCCCATAATAGCCAAAAAACCGCCACATTGCTCTAGGAGTTTTATAATACACTCTCGTAACAAAAATTCTTTTGCCATCAACAGAACCTGAAAACGGAACCGTAGTTCCACCATCATCCACGCCTGAAAGACTGGCTGATTGGATTATTTCTTGTAAATCATAATCTTGATTTTCAGTATCTGGCTTAAACGAGCCCGAATATATCCTTTTTGTTCCACCATAGCCAGTTTGCGAAATGAGGCCATCCCCGACTCTCTGAGCATAACTGACTTGAAATCTTGGAACTCTTAAATTAGACCCTGTGGGTCTTATAGAGCCGATCATTTCGCCTTTATGGTTAAACGTACCCGTAACGTCACCTATTGAGTCTCCAAGGGCGTTTTTACCTTGATGTAAGTTTACTATGTAGGAGTATTCCAATACTGCTTCTTCGTATGCAGAGTAAACATTGGCAGGCGTTAATTCAATGTCTACAACGTCACCAC